AAAGGAAACTTTCAAAGCTGCCTTTGCGGGCGTTGAAGAATCCCGCCAGTTGCTCCAATTCGTTTACGGACGCTTTTGTCCGCAGCACCTCAAACGACAGGGAAAACCGCCATTGCGGGTAGGTGTAGTAGGCGGTTCGAAATTCACGCCCGCTCGCTGATTTTTGCGTACCGGTACTCCATACCGCCGTTTTCTTCCGCCCCCACTTCAAGCCGGGGAACGTGGGGAAAATTGCATTGCCCATTTAGATGATTCCTTTCGCTTTCAGCAGAGCGTCAAATTCTTCTTTTGGCAGTTCGTTGCCGCCTAGCATGCCAATAGCTTCGGCTTCGTCCGCTTCGCTTTGTACGATGCTCGACGATGGCTTGATGCCCATATACGACGCTACCAAGATATGCACGGGCGGATGTTCGCGCCAATACTCGTTCAAATGCTGTATGCGCGGCAAATCCAAGTTGTCGGCGACGTAATCCCACGTCCACCCCGTAGAGGCGCAGACGTGGGCAATCATCGCGCCGCAACTCAGTCCGCCGCCTGAACTTCCCCCGCTTGTGCGGCTTCCTGTTCTTTGCGTTTCAAGCCTGATACGTCCATCACAGCGGCAAACACTTCATTCATGTTGCCGATGTCGATTAAGTCGGCGACTTCTTCACGCGTCATGTCGGGATAGTTCCGACGCATGGCGGCATGGGCGCAATCGATAACGGTAGAGATTTGTTTTGCGTCTTGGACGTTGCCGTCAAACGTACCGATACGTTCTTGCAACTGCTCCAGTGCGCCAAGTGCGATAGGTGGGATAACGTAATTTGTGCCGTTCAGTTCGACGGTTACGCCTTTAATTCGTACTGTCATTTTTGTTTCCTTGATTCAGGTCAAATAAAAAGACCGCCCTTTCGGACGGTCTGCACGGATTACTCTTGGATCCACAACGTACCGACTTTAAAGCCCGCCTCATCGGTTTGTGCCGTGAAGTCGATTTCAGGGACAGAAAAGTCATCGTTTTTGGTCGAGAACAAGCCCAGTTTGCCGCTGGTTACGCTTTCCAGTTCCAGCAGGGCTTTTTTACCCTTAAACTGCGTCAGGTATTTCAGTTTAAAGGTCGGCGTGTTGCCCATCGCCAAGTTAGTCAGTTCAAGTTTCTTGGCTGACGGCATGGTTTGGGTGTAGGTAAAGCTCGGATAGACGGTTTTACCCTTATCCGCTTCAGCAAAGGTGTACAAACCTGTTGCAGACACCATGTATTGACCGGCTGTCGGATTGCTGGCGACCTTGATGTATGCCGTACCATCGCTACCCATCACGCCCGCATCTTCAACAAAGCGACCGCCGTTAGGCGCAGTTACTTGTACGGTATATGCGCCGCTTGACGGTACGGCTTTACCCGTTACATCCGCCCAGAGTGCTTTCATGGTGCCGGTTGCATATTCCGCGCCAAAAAACAGGGTATTCAGGGCAAGACCGTTAATTAGCGCGCCTTTGAATTTGCCTGACACTTTGACCTTGCCTTGTGCAACCGCCAAAGCAAAGCGGTTTTGACCGTAGAACTCTTTCAATTCCGCCGATAAATCGACGGACATTTCCTGCAAGCCCATGATTCGCACGGGCGTTGCGTTCTGCACATGGTTGCCATAGGCGTCCGTAATCATTTCGGCGAACACTTCGCCGCTACCAAACGTCAACTGCATGACATTTCCTTTCAAAAATAAAACCGCATTACGCGGCGCAAATCATAATCGGGATAATACAGACCGCCTGTTCACCAAGCGTTCCTTCGTCTGTTTCCACTGTACCCTCGACGCGGCAATACTCAATGTCCGCGCCATCTACCACTAAAGCCGTCTTACCCGTGATAGGGTGGACGGCGTTCACGGTATTGCACACCGCGTCAATCAGCGGATTCATGATGGGCGCGGGCGGCTCGCCTGACGTTTGGACGTACAGATACACATCGACGCGCAAAATCCACTTGGTTTCCTGCCCGGTCAGCGTTACCGCCTGCATATCGCCCTGCGCCATAAATAACGCAGGCTGGTCGTAGCGTTTCACATCGTTCCAGTGCAGCAGTTTGCGGCTCTTGGTAACAAAGCCATCCAATGCGTCCAACTTCGCCCACAGCGCGGAATAAATCGCTTCACGGTTCATCTCAATGCCCCTTTGACGGAGTTTCTCAAATCGGCTTCAATCTCAGGCTTCATATCACGCAAAGCCGACCGCAGAAATGACCGTTCAGGCAGGCGAACATTTCGAGAATGCGCGCGCACCTGAACGTATCGCGGCGATTTCAGCGGCCGCCCAAATGCCTGACGAACCTGACGCAAAGATGCCTTGACGTTTACCGTGCCTGCAAAGCCATATTCATGCGCCTTGCCGTAGCGGACGTTGGTGTTTACTTCGCCGATTACCGCGCTGCCCGTGTTGGTTACGCGCTGGTGTATCGACCGACGCAGATTGCCCGTCCGTACATTCAGCACCTGCCCAGACAGGCGGTTTCCCATGACTTCGCGTTGCAGCCGTAACGCTGACCGTCCGACAGACTGCACAATAGCCGCCTGAACCTTATCGCCGTAGGAGCGAAACATCGCCGCTAAAACATCGCCGCCGATAAATTCCATCTTTAGCATTACACGCCCTTTCTTTTATACTCATTGAGTATCGCAAACGCCGACGGCGGTACACCGCCCGACTCGCTGAACGTAGAGAACGAGATGGTTTCGCCTGCAAGTGTTTTCGACTGTACGCCCTTGTTCTCGATTTCGTTCATCCGCTGCGTTGCAATAATCAAGATGGCTTCCTGAATATCAGCGGGTATGTTTTCATAGCCCGCGCGGTACGATACTTCGACGTTTCGGATTCCCTGTGCAAAACAGGCATGGCGTATCAGCAGCCAATTATCAAAATCCCAGTCGTTTGCCGTGCGCCCGTTGATTTTCACGGACGACACGGATAGGACAGGGTATTGATTCAGGACGATGCGGTTTTTGCCGTTGCCGTTGTAACGCTCGACGTAGTCAGCCGCTTCGAGTTTGCGTCCTATGTAGGCTTCAACAGCCGCCGATACCCCGTCAAGCAGGGTTTGGAAATATCCGTCCTGCTTGTCGTGGGTAACGCCTAGCCGCTGTTTGAATAAATCAAGAGAGACAAGGGCGGTCATCGTTATTCAGCCTTTTCAGGTTCGGCAACTTGCTCGGCTTCAGCCTGTTCAGCTTCGGCAGGCTCTACCGCTTCAGCAGGTTCGGCTTGTTCAGCTGGTTGCTCTGCTGGCTGCTCGGTTTTCGCTTTGCGTCCGCGCTTGGCTTTTTCAGGCTCTTCAGTTTCGGCAGCTTCAGCAGCAACGTTGCCGAAGCCGAATTGATACAAGAATTGCGCTGCCTCTGACGGCACTTCCACGATACGGTCTTCACCCACTGTGTAGCTTTGGCTACCAAAGGAAACATCGGTAAAGCCCTCAGGGGCTTGCAATTTAACCAATTCAGTCATTTTAATTCTCCAAAAAGAAAAGGCCGCCTGAAAATTCAGACGACCTTATTAGGATTAACCCGCGTTGGTAATCATACCAAATGCAGGCATGAACATACCTTGCAGCAACTCGTCCGCATAGACACCGTATTCATACATACGGGTACGCAGCGGCCATTCGATTTGGTAATACTCTTGGCGCGTGCGTACTTGCAGCAGATTGCCGATGCCTTGAACGTAGGCAGGCAGACGGGTCGAGTAGAACAGGTAAGTACCGGCAGGCAAGTTCGGGTGTACCACAATGCTCAGTTCGTCGCCTGTGATTTTGTTCAGGTATGAACCAACCACCACACCCGCGCGAATGTTCGCGGCGTTGTCGATGTCAACTTTCAGCTTAATCAGCGGCGCGCCACCGTTGCCGATAATCAGCTTGGTCAACGCAGCCAAATCGCGGGCATTGACGTAGATGGTATCGGGGGACAAGCGGTATTTTGAGAAGAAATGCGCAAACGCTTCTTCAAACTCATACACACCGCCTGCGCCGTCAGAGGTCAAGCCGTTGCCTTTGTTGTCAGACCAGAACGCGCCTGAATCAGGCAGGGCGATTTGGGTCAACAAGCCGTCAAACTCCAGCACTGAAGTCGAATTGTCTTCAGACGGCAGGGAAGCAGCGGTTTGAGTACCCTCAGCGTCTGCCAAAATTTCCACTTTGGCAGCGGTAGTAATCGCGCCCAGTTTTTCGGAACCGGCTGTACCCCAGTACCAAGCGTAGGCAACCGCGCCGCGAACGGCTGGAATCATAGCGGTTACTTTTTTGCCTGCACCAACACCGGAAACGGAAGCAGCCGCAGATTTTTGGGCAGAGCCGCCGCCGAATGTGTCGGTCGTACCGTCAGCGTTTTGGCGCGTGATTTTGGCAGGGACTTGAGCAGTTTTGATGTTCAGGCTTTGACCGATTGCGCCGTTGTTTGCGCCTGCGACGTCCCAGTATGCCTGCAAACCCAAAGCCACGCAGACGATGGACAGGGTGGAAGTGCTGATTTTACCCAGCGCGTCAGTGGAAGCTGCGGCGGTCGGGGTAGGGGTAACGCCTGCTTTCAGGCTGGTGTTACCGCCCAGCAAAATCATTTCTTCGGCAACCATAGTCGCTTGCAGGGTTTGGGCAACCGCCAACGCTTTCACGTCCTCGAAACCGCGTGCCGCGTAATCCGCTTCAAAGGTTACTTGGTTTTCCAAGCCGATGGCGCGGAATTGCGCGTTACGCTCAACGATTTCATGGTTGATGACGCCGCCGCGTTTACCCTCACTGATACCCGCGCGTTGATTGCCGACGTTGATATTAGTGATGGCTTTCCAGTTTGAGCCGATGGTGCGACCACCGCCCACGCGAGGGATACGGTTACGCAACGGGGTCAATACCGGATAGAGTTTTTGCGACGGCGCGGAAAGGTCATAGGTTTGCAGACCGGTGGTAAAGCTGGTCGGCTGAGTAAAACCTTTATTCAGCGGCTCGCCGCCTGCTTGTGCTGACTTCATCAGTTCAAGCGTTTCTTGAGTGATTTGATTCACGTTCATTTATAAAGCTCCCAAAATAAAAAAACCGCCTGTAAGCGGTGTTACAGACGGCCTGTTTGTACTGCCTTGACGAGTGTTGCCACATCATTAAGCGAACCGTCATTCTTTACAATCGGCTGAAAACCATTCAACGGGTCTTCACCGTTATCTTCTGCCTTGCCGATGGCTTTGGTGTTGCCTTTCGGCGGGGCTGCCTGTTTCTTCAGGCTTTCAATTTCCGCCTGCGCTTTGGCAAGTGCGTCATTCGATTTTTTCAGCGCGTCTTGTGCTTTCGCCAATTCGTCCACCGATTCGGCTTTGGCAAGGTCGTCTGATTTGTCGGCTTTGGCTGCCAATCCATCGACCAGCTTATCGGCTTCGCTTATCGTCAAAGCTTTCAACGATTCGGCAAGGCTGGCTGCTGATTCTTTGATTTGCGCGATAACGGTTTCGTCCGTGCCGTCGTAAACAGCATCATTAATCAGCCATTTCAGCGACATCAACACATCAGCCAGTGATTTGACTTGCCACATTGATTTAGCGACAGGCTCGTCTTTCGGCTTCTCAGCCTTTGCCAAAACTGCTTTCAAGATGGCGATTTCAGATTCGGACAATTCAACGCTTGCCGATTTCTCGGCTTCGTCTTTCTTGCCGTCTTCTTTGTCATCTTTCTTGTCGTCGTCTGCCTTTTCGGCATCGTCAGCAGGCGTTTCGTCAGCTTTATCGGCTGGCTTGTCGTCCTTATCAGCCTCTTCGCCGTCTTTGGGCTTATCTGCTTTAAAGCAGGTAAACACCGCGTCAGGATTTGCAGGGCGATCAACAAGGCTGATTTCTGTCAGCTTCAAGCCCGTAATTTGCGACTTATTCAACTCGTCGCGGGCGGTGACGCTGCCGCCGATTGAAAAACCTTTGTAAACGCCTGTTTTGACTTTCGTAACCGCAACAGGGTCAACGATGTGCGCCCCAAAAAACGTGCGCCCGTCGTCTTCGACGTTGATTTCGATAGCCGTTCCCGCCGCGTTTGAGCCGTGCATTTCACGCACCGCGCCAAACTTCATATAGCCGGGAATGGCTGCTTTCATTGCTTCCGCCGCGATGATTTCGCCGTCTGAATCGACCGCCTCACTTGAGGCATAACCCCAAACTT